ACAGCTAACAACTGCTTCTCAATATTTAGCTGCGTGGAACAGTGCTCAATTAGTATCAACAATAGCTATTCCTAGTACTAACCACGGTTTTGGTATTGATGCTTATGGTGTCTATACGTACTTAATTAAAACTAGAGACACTAGTAGAAATGAATCTGATAGTGTTTTGGGCGTCTCATTTACTTTAAATAGACCAACCAATCTCTCTGCCTTTAAAACTTGGTCAGAGGATGAGCCTTCTGCTAATAATAGTGTGGCTTTCTTAGGTAACAGCAATTATTACGAGTATAATTGGCCTTCTTTCTCAAATTCAGATAATCAAGGTTTATACTATGCTGGAGATGATCCAATTACACCTGGTGTAGGACCTTCTACTTTAACCGAAAACGCAAACGGAACTTCTTCTGGATTCGTGGTAGGATCTAACTCAACCGATTTATTAGTATCTGCAAATGCTTTTTACCAAACTGCGGTAAGAGATCTAGGACAGCAACTAATTGGTAGATTTAGTACTGATATTAACGTATATTCTATTCTAGCCTCTACCTGGTATTCTATGAGAGAAAATTTAGTCTCTGGAGTATCTGATTCTAACCCATCTTCTACTATTTTATGGGATGCAGGAAGCTATATAGGAAATATACTAACTAGCAATAGTGCGATATACAGCAGCGAAAACAGAACTTTGGTAAGTAATGACTCTTTTGGTAATGTTTACGCTATTTGGAACTCAGGACAATTCGCTGGAGACGTGGCGAATGCCAATACTTTTGCATTAATTGCAGGTGTCATAAATGCCAATGCAATTGCTCTAGGCGAGAGTTACAATGCTTCTGGTTCTCGAACTGGCTCAAATGCGTTTGCTAATTTAACTACCAGTAGTGGAACTTATCAGCTAGTTAACCTAAAACAATGGGGTGATCCTGAAGGATTAGGTAATTGGCAAGGACCTGATGGATTAGTATCTTATAACTTAGAGTTAAGATACTCTACTAACAACGTTTATTTCTCAGGCTCAAATGCCAATGTAAACGTAATTAGCTTTAGCTCATCTAACACAGGTGCTTTTGCGCAGTACGCATCAGGTGAAATAGATGTTCGTTGGTTCCAGTTTAGAGTATGGATTAGAAACGATAATCCAGCTTTAGCTAGTGCAATTTTTGATAAATTTAGATACACTTGTGACCTTACAACTAAGAGTTATACAACTACTGTTGCCGTTACTTCTAACCCAACTATAGTTGATTTATCTACTCAAAACTTTAAGTCTACTCCTGCTATCTCCTTAACTCCAGTAGTTAATACTGCATTACGTATTAACAATACTTTCCCAAGTTACTCAGATATAGGGTCTAATGCTACACAAGCCAATATCACCGTATATTCTAACACAGGTGCCTTTGTATCCGGCGCTTTAGTAGTTCTAACTGCAACAGGATTTTAATAAATGACAGTCTCAAATTTATTCTCTTTACCAAGTACAGCAAAAAGCTTTACACTATCTTTGAATGACTTCAATAGTAGTATTTTAGCTACTTGGAGTAATTTCTATGGTCCTGCTGTGCCTAACATTAATAATATTACTATTCAAGGAGTCTCTTCAGGTCCTTATGAAGGTATGTTATATCGTAGTAGTATTACTAACGCTTTTTACGTCTACGATCCTACCCAGGCTAAGTCTGGTGGTATAGGTGGTGGATTTACTAGGTCTGGTATAGGTTCTAGAAACTTCGAAAGTATCACAGCGCTAGTAGCTAATTTAAGTGCTATTGAACAAGCTGAATTACTTACCACTGTAGGAGACTCTACAGCTAACTATCGTGTATACGTTAAAACAAATAATTCTAGTGGTTTTGTGGATATTGGATTACCTCCTGCGTCAACTTTAACTTCTGGAATGTTTGTCGATCGACAAATATCTAATGTTAGACTTGTATCTAATACTATAACTGGTTACGAAATAGCTCCTTATGCTATAGCAGGAGACAAGTTAGCTAATAATATTACTTATTACAGTGCGTTAACTGTTGACCAAAATGTGCATACCAATTCTAATGTAGTATTTAATAATCCTAATAAAGGATTAAGATTCTATGATGGTACTGTTCAGAACTCTGCTGGTATGTTAAACTTTGCTAATGTCGGTTCTGGCACGAGTTTTGTGTATAACCGCTCAGCAAACGGAAATTTGGTTATGAAAACAGGAGCCACATCTTTAAGTTTGACTGGTGACTCACTAGGGACTGGAAGTTTCGTAATTAACGATTCTGGTGGTACTTTGACTTTTGCATTAACTCTCGGAGTTGGTGTAGGAGTAAGTGTCGGAGTTGGAGTCGGTGTTGGTGTAGGTATAGGAAAGTAAATGATTAGACAATTAACATATGATGATAAAGATGCTATTATCGAAGTAATGGATACTAGAGATAAACTAATGTTATCTGAGTCTTCTTCCACTAATAATACCTACGCTGTCATAGAAAATAAAGAAAATTTTGAAGCCAACCTTTGCTATGGGTATTTCGATGGAGATACCTTAAACGCATTTACTTATGTAAATGTTTGGAGAGAATTACCCGCTTTTTCTGTACTAACATATACTAGAGCTGGCGTAGATTTCCCTCGCAATGAATTAAATACTAATATAGCTTTGGCTGACTTGTGGCTATATGTTAGAAAAGAACTATGTGCTAAAGGGATAACAGAGCATTATCAAGGTACTGCTGCTAAAGGCTGGGCAGATATTAAAACTCAAGTTAAACCTACATCTATTGTGGATGTTGTAGAAGTCATTCCAGCCGGAGCAGTTTCTCGCTATCCTCTATTTAGAGCACGTCTACTAAATAGACGTTTAGAACATAATGTAAAGATCACTAGATATACTATTTTACCTGAGTGCCGTAATGGGGAAATATTAAATGATTAAAAGATTATATTACGAAGATAGAGATTTACTAAAAGAAGTTGTTAAAACACGTACTAAATTAATGCTTATGGAATCAGCTGCTTTAGCTGAGGATGCTATCTTCTTAAACTCTCAGGCTTCTTTTGATTCTAATGTGTATTTTGGCCACTTTACTGAGGACGGTTTGCTAGATGCTTTTATATTCGTTAACGTATGGTCTGAAATGCCTGCATATTCTTGCGTAGTATACACTAGGAAGCGAGATGGTAGAGAGAGAAATGAGTATGGCGTGGACTCTAACCTATCAGATTTGTGGGATTATACTGTGTATTATATGGGCCAAAAATTAAATTTATGGCAACATTTTCAAGTAACCGCTGCCGGAGGAATATGGAAACCGTCAGGCCCTAGAATAGAAGAAAAAAGTTTAATTGATATTGTAGAAACTATACAAGCCGGCACACTTTCTAAATATGCTACTTTTAGAGCACATTTATTGAACCGGACTGTAGAAAAAGATGTACAAATTAAAAGATATGTAATGAAACCAGAAATGAGATTTTAATGATTAGATTAGATACTAAAGAGACTGAAAATCCACCTTGTACTTTAGACAAAGAGTTTAACCCATTAGTACAAAGCGTATCATTTTTGCTTATGGAAAACTTTCTAAGCACTGCGGAATGTGAATGGCTAGTCAACTATGGATCACAACAAAAATTAGCTAAAGGTTTAAATAGAAACCAAACTGAGACCCAT